GAACAGCGAATTCTCAATCGCTACGGTGAGAACAGCCCGATGTATAAAGCCAAGGTTCTCGGCCAACCTATCTCACAGACGGAAAATGCCACTATTACCCCGGCCCTCTACGACAAAGTCACCTCCGAAAACCGAGAGCATTTTGTCGGCCCCGTAACTCTTTCCATCGACGTAGGTGGCGGGGGTGAGGACCCAACTGTCTTCTGTCACAAGGAAGGAAACTCCGTAGTCCGCTGGGACACACTCCAGACCACCGAACCCGACGACATCACGGACTACGCCATCAGCATGTTTTACCGCCTCTGGCAGGGGCGCCCTTTCACGGTAGTCATCGACGCCGCCGGGATCGGCTGGGGACCATACCACACTCTCTACAAAAAGGCCCCCTTCAAGGTCCTGGGTTTCGTCGGCCAAGAGAAAGCCTTCCAAGCTCAGATGTTCCGTAATCGTCGCACTGAAGGATACTTCCGTCTCTCCAGAGAATTTGAGAACCTCCACTTCCCGACGGACCCACCTGAGCGGCTCAAGAAGGAGCTTGTCAACATTTTCTTCGACTACACTAAGGAGCCCATCGAGATGGAGGAAAAGAAGAAATTCCGCTCTCGCATGGGCTTCTCCCCCGACTACTCCGATGCCCTTATGATGGGACTGGCGGTGAGCGACATGCTAGCCCTCTACGCCTCCCACCGCGTCCCAAGGAACACTACGAAAGCAATGGATCGCCTCAAGATCCCTGACCGAACCTCCAAGTTCGGGCAATTCAGCAAATTCATCACCTAAATTGTAACTAACAAAATAGTAGGAGAACACATATGTTTGACTTCCTCAAGAAAAAAGACAAGAAGGTGGACCAGCGTCGTCCTACTGCATACGAGAAAGTCACTGGAAGGCTCGGCTACGACCGGGAGGTCGAGGGTCGGCCTGCCCTGGAATTCCTCGCTGAACTAGCCCCACCGGAAGGACTCCACCGCTACCGCAAGATGAAAATGAATGACCCCATCGTGGGCGGGCTCCTCCTCCAGATAGAAAACATAATCCGTCGGCTAAAGTGGGATGTCCAGGGAGAAAACGCCGACTTCGTCTCTCAAATCCTCAAAGGTCTCCCCGGCGGTGTCCAGGGCGTAAACTACGAAATGTCTAGCGCCTTCTGCTACGGGTTTTACATCGGGGAGCAAATCTGGAAGATGGAGGACAACCGCCTGATCCTCACAGACATCGCCCCGCGCTTCCAACCATCCATCCACCGGATCAACGACGTAAACGGCAATGTCCGCCAGCTAACCCAACAGGGAACCTTCGACATTCCCTACTCTAAGTGCGTCCACCACATGTATTTCACTGAAAACCGCGCTCCCTACGGCACCTCCATTCTCCGGCACCTCTACAAACCCTACTACTACAAGGTCTCCGTCGAAGCCAGCGAAGCCGTCGGGATCGATCGAGACCTCAGTGGCCTCCCCATGATGACTGCCCCGGAGGGCTTCGACTTCGAGCAATGCGACCCTGAGTCTCCAAACTATGACCCCGCAGCCGCCGCCACCCTCGAATGGGCACTCAACACCGTCTCCAACGTGCGAAAAGACACCACCCAGGGAATCGTGAAACCCCACGGCTGGGAACTCGAACTAATCCGAGGCGAAAACCGCACCAACATCCCCACAAACGACATCATCTCTCGCTACAACACGGAAATGGCCGCTGGCGTACTCGAAAACTTCATCTCCCTCGGAGCCTTCGCCACCACCAATAATGCCAACACCGAGGTCAACGTCCGCAATTTCCTCCGCGCCTGCGATGCCTACGCAGAAACCATGTCCCAAACCTATAACGAGCAAATTATTGAACCCATCTGCCGGTTTAACAATATAAACGCTCCCCGGTTCTCGTTTACCCCGGTGAACACAGATACCCTCGGGGACCTTGCTACTTTCTTCGCCCGACTTGTATCCAACGGCATTATTGCCCCGACGACCACGCTGGAAAAGGAATTGTTACAAATTGCTGATTTCACCTACGACCCGGACAATGAAAAACCTCCGCAGGATGATGGAGAATAGGGTTGACAACTTAACCGTTTTCTGTTTATCCTTAGATTAACGATAAGGCGTCTGGTAGGCGCGTTTAACAACTGTCAGGGAGAAAACCTATGGCAACAGCAAAGATCCCGAAATCTGCTTTGAGATTCTCGGACGATCTACACATAGAGTTTTCCGAAGAGGAGGAGAAGAAGGCGTCGATGCTGGCTTATTCCGGCAAGCCAATGTCTCATCCTATCTTCGGGGACTTAGTTGTAGATGTCTCCGGGATCAAGTTTCAAAGCTCCAAAATCCCTATTCTGGAAGACCATGAGGAAGATAGAAAGCTCGGTTTTTCTGGGAAGCCCTCCACCGAGGGGAACGTAGTCCGATTCGACGACATCACCCTTCTGGACAATGAGATCGCCCAGGAGTTCTACAGGAACGCCGCCAAGGGCTTTCCCTATCAGGCTTCCATTTCCTTCTACCCGAAGAAGGTAGAGGAAGTCTCCCAGGACAGCTCCGCTGAGGTCAACGGCTTCACCCAGAAAGGCCCTGCCTTGATCTTTCGGGAGAGCGTCTTCCGCGAGTCCTCCGTCGTCACCTTCGGGATGGATCATCGGACTTCCTCAGTGGCCCAAAGCGAAGATGACACCGTGAGCGTGATTCTCTCTAAGGATAGCGCGGAGATTCTCAACTCTTACTTCCGGAGTGAAACTCCCGACGGAGAAGACCATGAAGAAGACGAGCATGAAGATTTTGCCTCTGTAGACAATCCTCGCACACCCTCTTACAGCGGCACAGAAACCTCCCCCTCTTGGGGAGACGTTGACAAATCTCTCCAGGGATACAAGAAGGCTCTAGGATACGGTGACGCCGACTGGACCGACTGGAACGATGCACCCTCTGACTTTCGGAAGAAGGCGGCTGCTACATCTTTCGCTGGAGACGCCGGAGCAAATACCTTCGACAAAGGCGTTTATTACCCTGCTGTCAACCCTAACTCTGGAAAGCTCAATAGTGGTGGCGTCCTTGCTGCGGAGCGTTACGCAAAGCAGAATGGACATACTCAAATAGCCAACAAAGCCCGATCTCTCTACGACAAGGAGTTCGGAGAAAATGAAAATGAAAAGGAGGACTATATGTCCGAAGAACAAGTTAAGGAATATGAGGCCCAAATTCAGAAGTATGAGGAGAAACTCTCCGAGTACGATCAGCGAATGTACGAACTCCAAAAGCAGTCCGTCCAGACCGACTTGACCCACAAGCTCGGCGATGAAAACGCGGCATGGCTAATGAAGTTCTACGACAACCTCTCCCCCGAGCAGCTCTCTGAGATCTCCGATAAGATCCTGGAGTTCCACGGGATTATCAATGAACTCGGGAAGTCCCAGGGCACCGACAGCGGTTCCGAGGAATCCAAAAAGGAGCCCTCTTACGATGAAGTCAAGAAGTTCGCTGAGGACAACAACCTGAGCTTCACCGAGGCCAACAAGCAACTCTACATCAAGTATCAAGCCCAGTAAGGAGGACATATGTACAAGGATCTGGTAAAAACAAACATCGTTAATACCTCCGCTTCCCTTGAGGGAATGGAGGGTTACGCAGTCGATATGAATGGTGAGCTGGCCTCTGATACTACCAAGGGCTGCCTCGGCATTGTCGATGAAGGTCGCCCGCAGGATATGGCCAGCGTCATCTCTGTCTCTGGCCAGCCTGACAACGTCCAGGTGGATGGCGCCACAGCCAGCATCTCCGTCGGCGACCCCCTGGCCGCAGGAGGCGGCTCTGCCAACGGCCAGATGGCTAAGGCCACTATCGGCACTGACCTCGTCCGCGCCTACGCTATGGAATCTGCTTCTACCCAAACCACTATCAAAGCTCAGCTTATCTAAGGAGGATATATGACTCACTGGTATGATGTTATCACTGACAATTACGTCCGCAATACATTCGTCGGTTACGCGCAAGATGCTCCCCTGGAGGTCTTCGACGTGTTCCCGATGGTCACTGTCTCCAAGATGGAAGGACTGATCCCCAAGTACAAGAAGGAAGATTGGTTCAAGATCGGAGACGTAAACTCCTATAAGCGGACTGGAGCCACTGAGTCCGCCGGCGATGACTTCGCCTCCGACAGCCAGTCCTATGCACTGGAACAGTACTCCTTCCACAAGGACGTGACCAAGACCGACCGCGAGCAGGTCGAAACCCCCTACGATGCTGTGAACGACTCCATCAAGTTCATCATTAATCGGCTCCGCCGGGTGGCTTTCAAGTACCTGGTCAACGAGTTCATCACCTCCGGCGTCTGGTCCAACGAGGAGGCTTCCCCCTCCAAGTGGGACGCCGGCAACGACCCAGTTGACGCGGTTCTCACCTGGCAGCAGACCGTGGAGTCCACCACTGGTTTCAAGCCCAACAAGATGATCGTTACCCCGGACATCTACAAGGCGCTCCGGACCAACAGCAATATCACGAACCTCCTCTCTGACAACCAGACCAAGAAGGTCAGTCAGCAGATCCTGGCTAACCTCTTCGACCTCGACCAGTTCATCGTGATGAATGCTGTGAATGAGTCCGCCGACGGATACTTCGCGGCTAACAAGGCCCTTCTCTTCTACACGCCGCCCCAGGAGAGCGCCAGTAAGTTCGAGCCCTCCGCTGGCTACATCATGACCTACCGGATGGGCGAGGACATGAACATGGGGACTCGGCGCATCCCGATGCCCGAGAAAAATGATGCCGTCCGGATCGAGGCTGACATGTATATGGATGCTGTCGCCCCGGCTCCCGACTGCGGCTACTACATCACTAGCCTTGTGAGCTAATCATGCAGGAATCTAACCTTCTCCTAGAAGTCGGCGCTCAAGCTCTCGATGACCTGAGCGCCGACGAGAAATCCGCTATCCTCGACAAATACGAGGATGGGCAGGAGAAGATCGCTGGCATGAAGGTCTTCAACATCCTCTCCAAGAAGTTCCAGTCGGATTACCGAATGGGGAGGATGTATGAGGATCTATCGCAGAAGTATGAAGCCTACAGGCAGTTCTACCGGGAATACGCCCAGGCTGTCAAGGCCGGTCGCCTCGGCCTAGATCCATCAACCAAAACGACCTATTCCGTTGATCGCCAGAAATTCCTAAAGAGGTCTAGGAGCCCTGATGATAACTAATGCCACCGTCGAATTCCTCAAGGAAACCACGGATTGGGAGGGTAATCCTTCCACGTCCTCCTTGGGAACCTTCGACGTTTACCTGGAGCAACACTCTGAGAGAGATCAGCTCAAGGTAGACGGTGACACCTTCGCGGTGACAACTGGAAGTCAGGGCTTTCTAATTCTTTTTTCTGACATCGATCTGACGGGTGACACCAAAGTAAAACACAACACAAAAACCTATACCGTTTCCAACTGGAACCGCTACGTTCATCCGTCTCGCGGCTTCCATCACATTGAGGTTGAGTACAAATGAGCCGACACATCTCAATGTTAGCGCCCGACCTGCACAGATGGGTTGAGCGGACGGAGGAAGACGCGAAATACGGTATTGCCGAAACTGCCTTGGAGAAGGCTTCCGAGAACGCTCCAGTCTGGAGTGGGTTTCTTGCTGACCAAGGCTACGCTTTCGTCAACGGAGAACTCCACGAGAAAACTCAAGGTGCCAACGTCGCTGAAGGCGGGCGAATCCCCATTCCCCCGGAGGGAAACTACAACAGCGACATAAACATCGTCTTCACCGCTGGCCGCCCAACACAATATGGTCAGCCTTTTGACTACGCCTACTACGTAGGAGTCAAAAACCCGAACTGGCTTCGCTTTGCCAACACAAAACACTGGATTGAGACCGCTCTCCATCCAGCTAACGACGACATTCAGCTTGAAATAACCAAGTCCTTCGATAAAAACTGGAAACTCCTACAGAGGCCCTGATGGCTATTGAATCGGACATCGCCAGGTACATAGCGGATAACACATCCTACACTCTAGGTGACTCTATCTGGCTCCACAACGTCCCGGAGGGAGAGGCTGAGGGAATCGCAGTGAAGTTCATCCGTGAACTCTCAAACTACGGTTCCTTCAAGACCTCCTCGATAGCCATCTTCACTGTCTTCAAGACCTGGGCCACCCAGAGGTCAAACTTAGAAACACTGACCTCCCTCCTAGAATCCCGGAGGGGAGTCCTCAATTCTTCCTGGGGCATTGCCTCAGAAGTAACCCAAAACAACTACGGCCTGGATGAATATGACCGATATATCTCCTCGGTCGTAACAACAGTAAAACATGAATAGGGGAATCATATATGGCAATCAGTAACTACGCACTCGGACCGTGCAAGGTTGAGTTCCCGGAGGGGACCGACCTCGGGAAGACCTCCGGTGGTGTGACAGTCACGATGGAGGAAACCTTCACTGCACTGAACACTGACCAGGACGGCGAGAACCCGGTCGATGAGTATATCACTGGAACCACTGTGACAGTTGAGGGAAGTCTTGCTGAAGTTACCCTCGACAATATAGCAAAGCTATTCAAACAATCTGTTGTTGGAACAACTAGTCAGAAGGTTGAAATCAACACC